AGGAACTGGTGGAGCCGGAACTGGACCAGCCCGGTAGCGCCTGGGCAGAGGTGAACTGGCCCGTGTTCGCCTTCGACCCATGCGGCACGGGGACGCGCAGCCTGTCCATGCAGATCGACCCCGTGGCAGGGACGTCGGTCACAATCGTCATGGAGGGCGTGCCGGACCAGGCGCTTTCCGCTACCATCGCCCTAGTCGATCTGGAGCGTGCGCTACGGATCGCACGCGCAACGCTGGAGACACCAAATGCACCTGATCGCTGACGCTGCTTCGTTCCTCGGATCGCTGTGGTTCGCCGGACTGACGTTCCTCGCCGGATACGTCCTCGGGCATGTGTTCCCGATCCACACGCTGTTCAAGAAGAAGTGAACTGAACCCCCCGGAAGCGACACGCGCCCGCGCCTGGATTGGTGCGGGCGCTGTCGTATCCGTATCCTCAATCGCATGGGCGATATCGTTCCAACGGAGGGTCAGGGCGGCTCTTCGCTGTTCAAGGATCCACACCACATCAGGCAGGATCTGCGCACGCTGACGGCGGCCCTGCGAGCCGGATGGGATGTGCCGGAGGATGTCCGGCGCGACGCCATGGACATCGCGGCCAGCATCATGCGCAGCAGCCCGGTGGACCGCGACCGCATCGCAGCCGTGCGACTGCTGGTGCAGATGCGCAAGGACGATGTCGAGGCATTGGCATTGCTCGACAAGATCGGCAGGCTGGAGAGCGGCGAGGCGACCGAGCGCATCGAACTGAAGCCTGTGACGTTTGAGCGGCGCGACTGATGGTCGAACTGCGCCTGCCAGCCCTCTACGGACGGCAGTACGAGGCGATACACGACCCGCGCCGGATCGTCGTGATCGAAGCCGCGACCAAGTGCGGCAAGACGGCTGGCTGCCTGATCTGGCTGCTGGGCAACGCGTGGAATGACACCAAGGGCAGCCATGCCTACTGGTGGGTGGCTCCCGTGTTCAGCCAGTCCAAGATCGCCTTCGACCGCATGAAGGCCGCCCTGCGGCAGGCTGACGAGGCCAAACGCGTCTGGCGCAGCCACGATACGGAAATGTGGATCGAACTGGCGTCCGGGAGCCGGATCTGGTTCAAGTCAGGGGATGACCCCGACAACCTCTACGGCGAGGATGTCTACGGCGCTGTCCTGGACGAGGCGACGCGCATGAAGGAGGACGCGTGGCACGCCGTCCGCTCGACCCTGACGGCCACACGCGGACCCGTTCGCATCATCGGCAACGTGCGGGGGCGCAAGAACTGGGTCCATGCGATGGCGCAGCGCGCCTTGCAGAACCCGGCAGGCGATGTGGGCTACCACCGACTGACGGCATGGGATGCCGTCGAGGGCGGCATCATCAAGCGCGAGGAAGTCGAGGCAGCCCAGCGCGACCTGCCTGCCAGCGTGTTCAAGGAGTTGTACCTGGCCGAGCCGAGCGAGGACGGCCTGAACCCGTTTGGCATCGACGCCATCGCACGCTGCATCGGGCCGATGGGGACAGGCAAGCCAGCGGTCTGGGGCGTGGACCTCGCAAAGAGCCAAGACTGGACAGTTGCGGTCGGATTGGAGGCCAATGGGTCAGTTGTGGCACTTGAGCGGTGGCAGGGGCAGTGGTCGGAAACGCGCCAGCGGCTCGCGCAACTGGTCGGTGACACGCCAGCCCTGATCGACTCGACCGGAGTCGGTGACCCCATCGTGGAAGACCTCCAGCGCGAACTGCCCTGCGTCGAGGGGTTCAAGTTCACCAGCGGCAGCAAGCAGCAACTCATGGAAGGCTTGGCGGCGTGGATCCAGCAGGGCCGCGTCAGGATCCCGGACGGCTGGCTGCGCGCCGAACTGGAGGCGTTCGGCTACGAACACACGCGCACAGGCGTACGCTATGAAGCGCCACCTGGCTTGCACGATGACGGCGTGTGCGCCTTGGCGCTTGCAGTGCGTCACCTGTCGCTCGCGGCTACGCAGACCCTCGACATACGGATCATCTGACCTATGGGAATCTTCGACTTCCTCCGCAAGCGCCAGGACACGCCAGACAAGTACGTTGAGGCCAGCCTGACGCTGATGGACAAGACGGGCAAGGCGAAGCAGCAGCCGTTCAACTACAGCAGCGCCATCCGGCTCTACACATCGTGGGTGTACGCGGCGGCAACGCTCAACGCGCAGGCGGTCGCAGCCAACCCGCTGCGGCTCTACGTCCGCAGCAGGCCCGGACGCAAACTGTTCGCCACCCGCCCAGTGTCGCGCAGCCGCAAGGCGTACCTGTGCGGCGACGCACAGCACCAGCCGTCACACCGAGTGATGCGCAAGGCCATTGCAGGCGAGTTTGAGGAAGTGGCGACTGACCACCCCGTACTGGAGGTGCTGCGCAAGGCCAACTCTGTCGATGACGGGTTCGGACTCGCCACGACCCGCATTCTGTTCCTGGAACTGACGGGTAACGCCTACCTGCATCCCGTGATGGACGATGCGCTTGGCATCCCGGCGGAACTGTGGACGATGCCCAGCCACCGCGTGAAGATCATCCCCAGCACGGACGGCCTGATCGGCGGCTACCGCTACGGCATGGACACGCAGAGCGAGGTGGACTTTGAGCCGGATGAGGTGATCCACTTCAAGCGGCCCAACCCCAAGTCCCTGCTGTACGGTCTGGGCAAGGTCGAGGCGGCTTGGTCCGTAATCCAGCAGAGCGAGGCCATGCACGACATGGACTATTCGTTTTTCGAGAACATGGCGCGCCCCGATTACGCCATCATCGTCAAGGGCGGCGCAGGGCGCGAGCAACTGGACCGCTTTGAAACCAAGGTGCGCGAGGCGCTGCAAGGCACGCGCAAGTCAGGCAAGTTCCTCGCCATCAGCGGCGACATCGAAATGCAGCCGCTGTCCTTCCCGCCGAAGGATCTAAACGGGCGCGAGGATGTGGTGGAAGAGATCGCAGCCGTGTTCGGCGTGCCTGTCTCCATGCTCAAGGCGAACGACCCCAATTTGGCGGCGAGCAAGTCGGGCTACGCGCAGTGGCGCGAGTCCACCATTGCCCCCATCTGCCGCCTGGACGAGGAAACGCTCAATGCCAAACTGCTGCCCTTGTTCAACCTGGAGGATGACTGCTACCTGGCGTATGACAACCCCGTGCCAGCGGATCGCCAGCAGGATCTGGTTGAGCGGCAGACGTCGGTCGCAGGCGGCTGGATGACGCCGAATGAGGCGCGGCTAGAGGCTGGCTACGAGCCGATGCAGGATCCGGCGGCTGATCGCCTGTACTTGGGTGGACAGCCTCTGGGAGCCACGGCAATGCCCCAGGTTCCGTTCGGGCCATTCGGGGCGTCCATCAGACCACCGATGCTGCCCGAGGCGCAGGAGCAGCCGCAGGACGATCCGCAGCCCCTTGAGCAGGTGCAGGCGTCCAAGCGCCTCGTCAGCAAGCCTCTGGACACGGGCGGCGAGGACTGCATCGGCAACAACGTCCGCACGCTCATGGACGAGGGCTACCCGCAGGATCAGGCCATCGCCATCGCCATCAGCGTCTGCGAGGGCAAGGCGTGGAGCGACGCGGACCCGGTCAAGGCCGTCGAGGATGTGGACCTGCGCCCGACCGAAGAGATGGCGAGCCTCGCCGAGCGCGGCCTTGCGCTGCGCCGCGAGCATGGGCGCGGAGGCACGGCGGTCGGCGTCGCACGCGCACGCGACATCGCAGGGCGGCGCAACCTGTCCGAGGACACCATCCGCCGGATGCACTCGTACTTCAGCCGCCACCGCATCGACCTCGACGCCGAGGGCGCACGCCCCGGCGAGGAAGGCTGGCCGTCCGCAGGAGCCATAGCGTGGATGCTGTGGGGCGGCAACCCGTCCGACCCCACGGGCGCAGGCGCAGGCTGGGCATCGCGCAAGGTCGCGGAACTGGACGCGGCACGCGAGAAGAGCGCGACCCGCGCCGCCGTGCTGGACATCGTCGCGGAGATGGACCGCAGCGCCAAGAGCGCCGATGACATCGAACTTGAGCGCATGATGGTCGCCGTCGAGAAGGCGTACTCCCCGGCGTTCGTGAACGAGAAGGCGCTGCTCGACTACATCTACTCCGACCTAGACGCCGAGGTCGAACTCGACACGGATATTCTCCTCAAGGCGTTCCACCTCAAGGATGCCGCCATCACCAAGGCCAAGGAACTGACAGATGACCACACCTGACCCGATGATCCCGCCAGCAGTCCTCGCAGCCGCTCTCGCCAAGAAGGCGAGCGAGCGCGCCGAGCGCGCACGGCTCGCAGCCGACGCCGCACGCGAAGAGGCGCAGGGCGCGCACAAGGCTCTTGCGGTCATCAAGCAGGGTCCGGTGGGTCCACAGGGCGTACCCGGTCCCCAAGGCCCACAAGGCGAGCAAGGCCCACCCGGCCGCGACGGCCGCGACGGCTTGGACTCGACCGTCCCCGGTCCCCAAGGCGAACCCGGCGAGAAGGGCGAACCCGGGGAACGCGGTCCCGCTGGACCTCGCGGCGCACGCGGTCCCGCAGGCGGCGCGCCTGTTCTCGTCAATCCCGAGTTTGAAACGCTGTCCGTGCGCGGCAACACGCGCATCAAGGGCGACCTTCAGGTAGACGGCGACTTTGCGCTCGGTGACGATGTGACGATCACCGACACGCTGACGGTCAACGGCGCTGCCGACTTCAACGGCACGGTGAACATGGACGCGGCGGCGACGGCGAATGCGCCTGTCACGGTCACCGACAAGACCGACAGCACGACGGTCGCCACGGGCGCGCTGATCGTCGAGGGCGGCGTCGGCATCGCCAAGGCGATGACGGTCGGCGGCAACGCGACCTTCACCAGCACGGGCGCGATCACGATTCCCGGCGGCACAATCGCGCAGCGTCCCGGCACGCCTGCGGCAGGCATGATCCGGCACAACAGCACAAGCAGCCGCCTTGAGTACTACAACGGCACGGCGTGGCAGACGTTCCAGCCCGAAACGCTTGAGGTCGAGTACCTCGTCGTGGCGGGTGGCGGTGGTGGTGGGCGTCGTTTTGGTGGTGGTGGAGGCGCAGGCGGATACAGAACGAATGTTGGCGGAACACTCGTTTCGCTTGCTAGCGGAACGTCATACACCGTGACGGTTGGCGGCGGCGGAGCCGGAGCGCCAGCAGGATCGACGGTCAAGGGAAGCAATGGAACTGCATCGTCATTCACTTCTATTTCAACGGTCGGCGGAGGCGGCGGCGGTTCAAATGGAATCGTAGCGACTATCGACGGAAATGCAGGTGGTTCAGGCGGTGGCGGAATCTCAAGTTCAGTAGCATCTAATAACGGAACGGGCGGCGCAGGGACTGCGGGAGAAGGAAACGACGGAGGATCGGTCGCAAATCCGACAACGGGAAACACAACAAGCGCGGGCGGAGGCGGCGCTGGGGCGGTTGGCGCAAATGGTGGAGACAACACCGGAAGCGGAACCTTTGGAGATGGCGGCGCAGGTCTTTCAAGTTCGATAACAGGGACAAGCGTGGCACGCGGTGGCGGTGGAGGTGGCGGACGGTTTGGGACAGGTCGCAGCGGTGTTGCCACAGATGGAGGCGGAAGTGCTAACGACGATGCAAACGGCTCTCCCGGCTCGGCAAACACAGGCGGCGGCGGTGGTGGCGGAGGCGCGGTTGGTGCAACGAATTATGCAGGCGGTTCCGGCGGCTCCGGAATCGTGGTCGTGCGCTACCTCGGCGCGCAGCGCGCTACGGGCGGCACGGTCACAAGCAGCGGCGGCTACACGATCCACACCTTCACAACTTCCGGCACGTTCGCGCTCGTCGCATAAGGGAACACATGGGACACTTCGCAAGAGTCAACGTCACGGGCAAGGTCGATAGGGTCATCGTCGCCGAGCAAGACTTCATAGACACGCTGCCGGATGGCGCGCTCTATCTGAGGACTTCCTACAACACTCGCGGCGGCGTTCACTACGACCCGCAGACGGGCGAGCCGAGCGCCGACCAGAGCAAGGCTTTGCGCTTCAACTACGCAGGCATCGGCTACACGTACGACGCGGGACGCGATGCGTTCATCCCGCCACGACCGCACGCCGACGCGGTGCTTGACGAGGCGACCTGCCTTTGGGTGTGGGACGGCGAGCCTGACACCTGATGTGCAGCCGCGAGCGCATCATCCTCCGTGCGGCGAAGGCGCTGGCGCGCTCGCCTGCGGCGCGGTGCATCGACCCCGACGCCGCGATGCCGTGGCTCCCGTTTACGGCTGACGCGCAGCGCATCAGGACGAAGGCGCTTGACGAGCCGCTGCGCGATGTGGAGGCGCGGGAACTGCGGCGGTACATCAGGGAACTGGGGATCGTCGTGCAGTTTCCCGCCGACGAGGCGCAGGCCATCGTTGAGAACTGGACAGGCACGCCAGGTGACCTGAAGCGCCGCGTACGCGAGCGCATGGAGGCGATGCGCAGCGACCTTGCCAAGGAAGTGCAGGCGATCTCGCAGCCCTACGCGCAGGCGATGGCTGACGCAGGCGCACGCGCAGCCCTGGACGCGCTGCCGCAGCGCCTGCCAGTGGTTCAGGAGATGGTGTTGTTCGGGGACGCCAACCCGCTTGCCGTGCGCGCCGCGCAGAACAGCGCCACGCGGCTTGCCACCAGCGTGTCGGAGGATGTCGCCGGACGCATCAGCGCCATCGTCGCGGATGGCGTGGACGCCGGACTGACCACCGACGAGATCGCGGACCAGATCGCAGCCGCTGGCGGCATGTCGCCCGAGCGCGCCATGATGATCGCCAGGACGGAGAGCGCCTACGCCTACACGCAGGGCCGGATTGAGGCATGGCAGGACACGGGCGTCGTGCAGGGCAAGCGGTGGCTGCTGTCGCCGGACGCCTGCGAGTTCTGCGAGGCTGCGGCACGCGAGTACGGGCAGAAGACGATCCCGCTGGACCAGCCGTTCTACGTCATCCCGCACACGCTGACAGGCACGCGGGGAGGCACGATGCGACTGACCTACCGTAACGTGGACGGGCCGCCGCTGCACCCCAACTGCCGCTGCGACACCATCGCCACCATTGACCCGCAGGTACTGGAATGAACAGCAAGCACCTACAGGCATCCATCGTCAAGGCAGCAGGCAAGCCCAGCACGTTCGTGGCGACGATCACCACCGACAGCGTGGACCGCGACGGTGAGGTGGTCGTGCCGAGCGGCATGCACAGCCGCGACTACGAGCGCAACCCCGTGCTGCTGTACGAGCATGACGTCCAGAAGCCCATCGGCAAGATGCTGAAGATGGCGCGCAAGGAACGCTCCATCGAAGCCGAGTTTGCCCTGGCTCCCCGTCCGGCAAACCATGAGGGCGAGTGGTTCCCCGACACCGTCGCCAGCCTGATGGAGTTCGGCGCGCTCAACACCATGTCCATTGGGTTCATGGGGACCGAGGCGCGTCCGGCCAGCAAGGCGGACATGGAGAAGTACGGCAGCGGATGCAGGCGCGTCTACGGCAAGTGGAAACTGCTGGAGGTCAGCGTGGTGTCCATCCCGGCCAACCAGGACGCCATCGTGACGGCAGTCCGCAAGGGGCTGGTCAGCGCCGACGCTGCCAAGGGATTCGGCGTCAAGTTCGTGCCGGACGCGAAACCTGCCGCAGCGCCCAAGCCTGCGCCAGCCGCCAAGGCAGTCGAGCGACCCCGCCGCTACCGCATCAGCGTGGTCGTGCCGCCAGTGGGAACGCTTCAGGCCAAGACCATCGTCCGCGACGAGATCCTGCGCGCACGCGGCAGCATCTACGCGGACTGATCCAACGCTCTCTCCTTTCGGCGCAGCCGTCCTACCGGGCGGCTCGCGCTGCTATGTGCCTGCCTAGTGTTACGGCATCGGTTGGTCGGGCTGGTGGCTAACGCCGAACAGATGACCTGCGCCGCACGTTTCAACCCAGACACCAACACCCCCATTTAGGGAGCATTTCCAATGAAGACTGTTACCGTTGAGCAACTGCAAAAGAACTTGCAGGCGCTCGCCAATCAGAAGGGCGCGGCTGGCTACGCCAAGGCCAAGTCCCTGTACATGCAGGACGTCATGGTCGTGGACATGGACGGCAACCC